TTCTGATGATCTTTAATCATTTGAACAATAGCATCATTCACACGTTCACCTTCATCTAAACGGTTTTCATGGCGCTCAAGAACAATAGCAATCTTGTTGCTATTGTCCGAGATGGTAGAAACTGCTCGCTCAAGTTTGTCGAGCATTTCTTTACTTAGGTCTTCATAAATGTCAAGCTTACTTTCAAGGACCGCTAGTTTACCAAGACCGAATGCCATTAGACAAGATCCACAAACTTGGATGCTCTATCGAAGTCCTCAGAAATCATGTCAGTAAACTTGTCTTGGTTCTCTTCAGAGAGTTCCATCCAAGCAAACAAGAACTTCTCTTGCTGCTCCTCAGAAAGAGTTGCAAACTGCTCATTCAATGCCGTAAAAGCACCTTGCCAATCAAAAGAATTCTTTTCAAACTTTTTATCAGCAGTTTTTGCTACGTCTGAAGCAACTTTCTTCTGACGATCGCTTGCTTTCTTAGCATAATCTTTTGATTTTGCTTTTGATAAAGCTTGAATCTCTTGCTTACGATTCTGTGCTCTCTTTTCACGCTCTTGCTTTTTAGCAAGTTTACGCTTGTTCTGAATCATACGCATAGCAGCACTCACTTCTGAGTTGCTATTGTCTTCCTTCTCTACAATAATTTGTGTGTCTTCCATTGTTTGTTCTTTTAATCTAGCGTTTTTAATCCTCTGGAAAATATCGGTTCTAAACTTTTTTCTTTTCTTTCTCACTGGAGGTTCATCGGGAGGAAGACCCGCAATGGCACCAGAACTGGCACTGTTTGTAGGGACTTCTTCAGTATACAATATTCCATTATTTTTAAGGGTGTACACTTTCATAATTTTTGCAACTCCTCTGTGCAATATTTATCTGATGGTATATCATCTAAAACAGAATGTATTTCTGGATATCTATTCAAGTAAATCATAAAACTTTTTAAAATAGACCAGTATTCTTTTGATGTTTTATAGAACAACAAAGGAGTTGCTGCATCACCAAATACATTATAAATGACAATCATATGATTTAGTATTAAATGAAGTTTTAAATTACGACTTTTGACATACATTTTAAGTAATCTTTTGAGATACTTAAATCTTTTAATGTCATCAAAGAAATCCTCTTTTGTTACCGCCTGAGGATTATCATAATGTTTAATTGCAAAGAAGAGGTAGTTATCCTCATTCAACTCATCAAACTTCATTTATCATGCAATAGCAAGAGTGTAATCAGTTCCTGAACCACCAGCGCCAACTACGTCGCCAGCAACGAATGCCAGGTCAGAAGCATCAGTGCTGCCAGCATCAAAGATTGTACCACCAGCAAGGTTGATTGACTGAGCACCAATGCTCAGGGTCTCAGTTGCAGAAGGAACAGTGAAGTCAAACTCAAGACGGTTTGTACCAGTTCCACGTGCATAGGTTGCAGTAACAGCACCAGTTACACTACCAGTTACATCCAGAGTAGGTGAACCAGTTACGTCTACTTGCTCGTTGTAGATAACAACAACAGTGCCAGTATCGGTCTGAGCGAGTGCTTCCTGCTCAAAGAATACTGCAGTGATGTCACCAGCAGCAAGAAGGTCAGATGCACCGTCGCCACCAAGACCACCGATTGCTACCAGAACTTCATCCCAGTAACGTGCTGTTGCTTTGTCTGCTCCTTTGTAATGACGAAGGACCCATCCCTGCTCAGTTGCGAAGCAATCTTCCAAAAGACCATTCTTGTTTACACGATCCAACCACTTTGGCTTGGACTCGTCTGCTGTAGATTTTCCCCAGAGAGGCATCGTTAAACTCCTGTAATATACAAATTAATTTTGCTATGAAATATTTATAAAAAAAGGAGGGTTAGACCCTCCTTGAGATCAAGCTTCTTCAGCAGGAGGGAAGAGTGCTGCTTCCAGTGCTTCTACAAGTTGATCGTCAACTTTATTGTCTGTTCTAGATACTGCTTTCTTTGCAAGACCCAAGATAAATCTCTTGATAAGATCATCAAGATTATCGGGAATAGCATCAACAGCAGAATCGATTACTTTAATTGCCAGAGGTACTAAAAATTTTGCCATGATAATAATCAATGGAGGACAAATTATATATCACTTCTTGGCGTTCTTATTGGCAGTAGCATACATTACTTGCTTTGCCTTATCGCCATAACGTGCTTTCAAATCACCCATGTTCTTCTTCATACCCTTGACAATATCTTCTTTCTTCTCTTGGTCAACTTCTTCGTTGACTCCATCTTGATACTTACGACGCTTGACTTTAGATGCCTTCTTTGCTAAGCAAGATTCACATCCACAATCTTCCTTTTCAGAGCATGTTCCACACTCTTCCTTCATATTGTTAGCACCTTTCAGTTTCTTGTTCTTGTCAAAGACACTATCAGGATCAGTGTTATCCTCAATTTCAGGATTAACTTCTACAAACTTGCTTGCTTTTTCAGAGAGTTCATCTCTCCATGAAGAGAATCCTTCTTTCTTGGTTCCTTTCTTTGCCTTAATAGCAGCAGAAACCGTAGCACGTCTCTTCATCAGATATGAATCGGATGCATCCTTATCACCATCGTTGTCTACATCGCCATCTTCCTTACCTACAGGATCAAGTTTCTTCTTCTCACCAAGAACTTCTTGGTTCTTCTTGATGTTGACAGCGTGCTCGTGCATCTTCTCAACTACAATTTCCAGTTCAGTAACAGGAACGTTTCTTAAAACTTCTCCCTCTTCGCTGATCAGATCATAATGAGTTACAGTTCCATCCTCAAGCATAGTGTGCTGTTCGGGGATGCAGAGATACTCTTTACCTTCTTTCTTTACTTTAGCAGCACAGTTGTGCTTCTTAACCATTTTACCCGACTTAGGATCCTTTTCAAAATACTCAACCATGTCACCTTCGGGTTCAAATCCTGCCTTGACACAGTTATCTACGGTCTTACCACCCTTCTGCTTGGTGCCAGCAAGTTTGTATCCTTTCCAACATGCCTTGCCATCAAGACCTTTCTTCTTACCTTCGCTGATAATTTCAATATATTGAACAGCAAGATCTTTCATACGCTCAGTTCCAAACTGAGTGTCGATTGCTTCAATCAAGTCATCATCTGTAGTATTCTCTACAATAATTCTATCTACTTTGGATGCAATCTCTCTTTGCTCAGAGACATTCAACCCAAGCATCCACGCTGATAATTCTACAGTGGTATTCATCTTCTCTTCTTTAATCGGTTTAGTTTTATTTATACGTTGCTTGACTTCCGAAGGTTTCTTCCACATATCATAATCAGATCCAGGGCACATTTCTTGAGTGAACTTTACAATCTGAGGACTACCCACTAAACGATTATCAGCGTTAGTGCCTGACTTGTTCCACTGTTTATATTCCTTGATATCAGTAACCCATGACCTAAACATGTCACCTTCCTCAGTGATAGCAATCACATAGTTAGGACCACGACGATGGACTTTACCAATCGCTCCATCAGAATTCTGTACATACGAACCAACCTCGTACAGATTTCCATGTCTGTACGAGGTCTGTGTTGCTTTCGTATTGAAATTAGTAAACTTCATCAATCGTTTTATTTTTATTTATTACTTAAGAAAATTAAAATTATCATCATCAAGACCAAGACGAACAGAACTAACAACAACTGCACCAATATATAACTCCAGAGCAAATCGATAAACATTGGACTTATCTTGAACTCTAACTCTTATGTAAGAGTCCGTTGGAGAAAATAAAGTAGCACCACAATTAAGCGGATCATTTGCTGTTAGTTTGTAAAATCCTTTACCTTTGATTTGAATGTAGTCACATTTTTTATAGTACTTTCTAATATCTGATGCATCAATTTTAACTCGTACTTCACCTAAAATTCCCTGCAGGGTTTTACTTGCCCTGGTTACATCAGCAGAAACTAACCCCTTAGAGGCAATATCCCATTTTTCATTTACTTTAGTCAAGATTTGACTTGTATTGACAATGGATGGGATTGCAGGATTTTGTTTTGTTGATGGTTTTAATTTCCACCCATTACTATATGTTAATGTTGCAGACCCAAATGCTGCTCCTGGTTTTTCTTTTAACTCGACACCAACAGTAACACCTTTAGCATTAATGATTACATCTGGATCTCCGAGTCCAGTATCTGGTTCGGTTTGTTGAGTGTATCCAGCTCTATTTAATTTGGTAATCATTTGCCGTTCGTAGAGCTGTCCCTCATTAATCGTATCAGATAGAGATCCAGCAACATAATTAAAATAAACTAATACATCTCCACGATCTGGTCTCTTTTTTACTTTCATCAAGTAGGTAGTACTATCAGAGTTTTCTAATGATACAGTAGTTGATTGAGATAAAAAGTTATTAAGTGCCTGGACATTGGAAACAAACTGTTCGAAAGAAACTTGCTGGGCAAAAAAAGTTGCTCTTATAATGTTGTTTTTTACATTCTTAAAAGTAAACTTACGGTGATGATTCATACCGTAAGTTGTTTTATTTTTTTGCCCAGGATCTTTGAGTTCCTGCAATACAGTATTGGTATTAACTACTCTTAATGCCATCTCATAAACACTGTTTATGAGTATTTATTTGTTAGCGGTCACCCGCCGCACGATTCTCTGAGTGATAAACATCAAAGGATCCACCAGGATAACGCTTCTCAAGTTTCTTAACGTTGGTGGCAATCACATCATCAAACGAGACACCCAATGCCATGGTTGCTTGTGCGACATACCACATAATGTCACCCAACTCAATAATGAGATGCTCTCGATTATCCCGATTCCAAGGTTTACCCTGGAATACCATCTTCTTAATGATCTCAAGGAACTCACCACCTTCAGCATTAATCCCAACGCCAGCAGTAAGGAGACGCTCAATATTGGCACCCTCACGATCCAACTCGCCAATACGATCAGCGAAGTCAACAAAGTTCGTTGAAGCATCAGAAGTAACTGTTGCAACAAACTCTTCATACTTAGAAAAATTAATCATACATTCCACTCAGCAAATTTAGATAGACGGTTTTGTGTTTGTGTAAATTGAGCAAAGTCCTCACCAGGATCTTCACTATCGATGCTGATAGCGGAAGCATCGTCCGCTACATCATACAGCTTCATCTTCGATCTGTCAATTCCCACCATGAATTTTCGTGAGGTAACAAGGTCTGAGTATCGGTTCTTAAGTTGTTTGACCATGAGGCGACCTTGTTGTTCAAGTTCCTCAGTAGAGATAAGGGCAAACATAAAATCAGCAGTGGCAGGCAAACCAAAAGACTCAGAAGTATCGGTAAGATCAGGGTCGCTATTGCCAAAACCACTGCGAGTAGTTTGAGTAGCTGAGACAATAGGAACATTACATTCCACAGCAAGACCACGCAACTCCTCAGCAATCGCTTTGACATACGTGTAAGAATTAACAATCGCACCTTTATACCTCGCACTAGCACATATATTAAGATAGTCCACGAAAATAATATCGGGTTTGAAATCTTTCTTCAACTTCAGATCACTGAGCAATGCCTTAAAGTGTCCAGCATGAGCGGACGCTGTAGGATACTCTTTGATAATAAGTTTGCCTCGGGTCTTTCTAGCGATCTCTTGAACCTTACTAGTAAAGATAACCTGAGGAAGATCTACGATATCCTTGACACCTACATTCAGAAGGTTTGCGTCAATTCGCTCAGCAATTTTTTCCTCTGCCATTTCACATGTAATGTAGAGAACGTTGTAGTTCTGAGTGAGCGCGGCAGCAGCCGCATGGCACATGAATAGAGACTTCCCGACGCCTGTACCAGCAAGAGCGACATTGAGAGTCTTGTTAGAGAGACCACCTTTGGTAATGAAGTTAAACTTTTCGAGATCAAAGGGAACTTTCTCCTCTTTGCGGTGATAGAAATCATAGCGTTCTTCTGCTTGTTCTGTGTAATCATGTCCTATGTGTTCGTCGAACGATACTGCCAGGGCCTCTTGGAGTATGCCTGGTATCGCATCCTTTGATATTTTCTTATCGCCTCCATCTGCGATCTTGATCGACTGCATGAGGGCAAGGTAGATTGCTCGGTCTTGACACCACTTTTCTGTGGCATCGAGGAGCCATTCGTAGTCCACCCATTCGTCAGACAGTTCTCGAACTGCCGATATCGAATCTTTGAACGTGTCGTCAGTAAGGTCACTACGATTTTGGAGATTAATCGCCAGGACTTCTTGAGTAGGAATTTTGTCATACTTACCAGCGAAGTCAGCGATCTCCTCAAAGATAATTCTTTCATGATATTCTTGGAAGTAATCTGCTTTCAAAAAAGGAACTACCTTGCGGTAATACTCCTCAGTGAAAAGGAGATTACGCAAGATAGTTTGTTCAATACGCTCAGTTGCCATAGGAGAATTCTTTTTGTGCTGCTTCTTCAAGTTGTTCCATTACTTCGGGGGTGAAGTATTTTTCGGGATCAGCCAGAATAGCAGAAGGATAAACAGAGGATTCGTTAACAACGATACGATTGCCGCTGCGTTTGAATACTCCGTACTCTTCACCCAGTTCCAGTAAGCCGTAGTATTTGTCAAGACCTCGCTCGTCAAAAAATAAGCGTGTTGCAACTTTACTTCCCTCAATGGTTAGACGAGACTTCTTTGCCTCGCATTTGATAATGTTGCCAATGACTTCTTTCTTGCTATCACGCTCCTTAGACTTGCTAAGATAGATGATAGTAGAAGCAGCATACTTCAATCCAGTGCCACCTCCCATCTCCTTTGTAGGGACATAGGAACCGATCACATCATATGTATGGTTGGTGACAACCATAGGAACATTCGCTTGACCCAGTTTCAATGTTAGCACACGGAAGGCACCTTTGATCAACTGAGATTTGGTCATGTCACGAACTTGCTTGTCGTTGGCAATGTCCTCCATCTCCTTAGAGGTAGAGAGCATACCCAAAGAGTCTAGCACGAAAAGCATGGGCACACGCTCATCTTTAGGTTCTTTCATGTATTTGTCTAGGATGCGGCAAGCCTGAGTTCTGAACTCCTCAATGGTAGCAACAGGCATCATGATCATTCGCTTACTATCGATGCCACGCTCCTCAATCATCTCACGAGAGATGGCAGATTCGCTTTCAAAATAAATGCATCCGCCAGTAGGATTATCTCTAAGGAAATTACGAACGACAGACAGAGCAAAGAAAGTCTTTCCCGTGCTCGATTCTCCTGCCAAGGCAGTAACTTTGTTGGAAGGAAGACCTCCATACAACGAACCACTAACGAGGGCATTAAAAATATAAGACCCAGTATCAACATAAGATGTAATGTCGCCAGCAGCAACCCCGTCAGAAACGATGCTAGCAAATTCATTGCCGCTCTCTTTGATTACACTATCTAGGAATCCCATTGATCTACTTTCTCCTCATAAAAATGTACATATTGATAAGACTGACCCATGAGTTTTGCGAACGCACGAGCAGTGTTGTAGTCCTCAAAGCACTTAATGTCCTCTGGTCCTACTTGACCAACAACATGGTTGGTCCAAGTCACTACAAAGATTTTCTTACTCACTCAAAGAAACTCCCAATCGTAATGGTCTTTTCGTGTTGCCACCCAATACATTGTAGCACGTTTTTGAGCGGTTCAAGAAAAGATTTTTCAAACTGTGTCTGATAATCCACATACTTCTCAAGACCAAACTCCTTGGGCAACTCACCGAAGAAACTGATACAGTTCTCCAGAATAGGATTAGGTGTCTTGAGATACATGAACTTGATCTTCTCACCCTCCTGAATGAGAGGATGCTTGTTTTCTACCTTGTGCTTTTTGACATAGTGGTTATAGAGCAACGCTC